AAATGTTACTGTCAGTGACGCTGATGTTACCGACGCTGACATTACTTTGCAGGCAGAACCAGCGCAAACTTACACCAACAGCGGAAGCCACCACCACAACGGCGGCGGTTCAAGCTCCGGCACAACGGCCACCGCGCCCGTTACCCCTTCAAACAGCACCTTCGCGAGCGACACAAACCACGACTTTGCCGTAAATGGGACATACCAGTTTAAAATCACAAGCAAGAACGGCAAAGACCCTGTGTTTGCCGTCGGGACACCAGGCGTATTTCAAGTGACACTTGCCAAAGTGGACGGCAATGATTATTTCTACAAGATCACGGCCATTGGCGCTCCGGGCTCTCAGGCGGGGATCTACATCAACCACGGCCCAAGGCTCCTGATTGCCACGGTCGGCTCCGCCTTTACTTCCGGCGTTAAGCTGGATACGGGAAGCAGGCTTTCCGTTGCAAAGGGCAAAACCTATCAGTTCCGGGTAACTGCCACCAGCAAACCGGTTTTTGTATGCGGAAACAGTTCTGTTTTCCGTGTTTCTTTCAGCGGATCCAAAGGGAATGACTATTTCTTCAAGGCCACCGCCACCGGAAAAGCCGGAGACAGCGCCGGTTTCTATGTTAACAGAGAAAAAGCCCCGCGCACCATTGGGACAATCGCCTGACCGAAGTCCGAAAAAAAATTTCTGCCGGAGGACATTTCCCCCGGCAGGATTTTTTTTTATTTTCAGCCAGATTACCCGGATTCGGAATCGGCCGCCGGCGCGGTGAACGGGGATGCTCCTTTACTGACAACGATAATAACCTTTGAGCCGTAAGCCATTTGATCCCCTTCTTTGACATCCTGATATCCAATCACTTTGCCTTCTGCCACCGTGCCGCTGTACTCTTCCGACTCAGAAGGGACAAACCCTGAGGCGGCGACCGCATTGGAAGCCCCTGAAAGCGTCTTCCCTGCAATTTTGGGAAGCGTGCGGACTGCGGCACCCTGACTGACCACTACAACAATTGCCGTCCCTTTCGCCATCTTTCCTCCCGGTTTGGGATCCTGGGAAATGATCTGGCCTTCCGGAACAGTATCGCTGAACTGCTGGGAAGATAACAGGATTTGGTAATTCTGATTTTCTGACGGCTTGGATGAAGATTTCGCTGTGAGGTCCGCATAATTCTTCCCCACCAGATTCGGAACCGCCATTTGGTCGGCAGACAAAGAGGAATTCGGCAGACTGCTGCTAGATAGAAGGGACGAGGCCTGCGAGGCAGCTGCCTGAGCCGTAATATTGTGCGCCTGATACCATGCATTCCGATTAATCCAAACAGCTCCCACGACCGTAAGAACCACAATCGTGATCAGGCAGGAAGACAGCACCCAGACAAAGCCCGGCACTTCTTTTTTACGCCGGGAAGAATCCTGCACAGAAGGCTCACTGAGTTTGTGGAATTTCTGACTGGCCTCAATGGCGGCCGTAACAGCGGGCGCCGCAGAAAGCTCTGTTCGCAGCTGCTCAAATGTGCCCGTGCGCTTTTCTGGGGAAACCTGAAGGGCATTTGCCAGCGATGATATAACATAAGGCGGAAGGCTGCGCATGACGGCATTAGGAATAAAAAGGCGGGCATCCGTCTGGCGCTTAAGTGCTTCCGGAGGAAGCTGCCCCGTCAGGGCAAAGAAAAGGGAGGCGGCAAAGCCGTAAATATCGGTCGGCTCACTAAGTTCATATCCCGCAACGTATTGTTCCAGCGCAGCACAGCCGGGAACCAGGCTGGGCGGAAGAGCCGTATCCATCTGCCGGATCGCAGGGATTGAAAAACCGCCGAGTTTCATTTTTCCGTCTTTCATAATCAGAAGCGTATCGGGAGAAATACCGAAATGCCCGATAAAATGAGCATGCAGCGTACAGAGTGCCGACAGAACAGGCATAAAAAGCTGCCGAGCCAAATTCCAGCCCAGGCTTCCGCCGCTGCGTTCCACAAAATAGCGCAGAGTGATGCTTTCCTGCCACTCGGAGACCGTATAAGCCGCATTGTTTTCTTCAAAAATATCGTAAATCTGAACAATCGAAGAAAGTTCACGCATGTGCGCAATTCCCCTGAAATAGCTGAGGAACTTTTCGCGGCATTCGCGATAAGCGGTTTCGCTCCCTTTCAGGACTTGGACAGCCTTTCCATCCGAGTCGCGTTTGCACAGGGAGGCCGGAAAGAATTCATGCAGTTCAACCGGCGTATTCAGCACAGTGTCCAGTCCGATATAGAGGGACCCTTCCCCATTGCTGTGCTTTACAGAACCAACGGCATACCGGTTTTGCAGAACCGTACCGAACGGAAGGGCACCAAGCCGCTGCGGTTCACCCTTGCGGTGACCGCACACGGGGCAGACATCCTGCCCACCCAGATCGGACATGCAGTTCATACACAGATTTTTAAAATCAGTCATGCCACCGCCTCCTGCTCCAGAAATAGATCGTCCTCTTTCCTGTATTCTGTATCAAAATTCCAAATTTATCCGTATCCGGCCATTGCACTCGACCGACCTCTCATCCGATAATAGGGAAAGGCCTTTCCCTCAGCCACCGCGGCCAACAGGGAAAGGCCTGATCCGGTCATTGCTCGTCCGCATTCTCCCAGTTATGCCAGACGTTCTGGACATCTTTCTGTTTAAGAATATTCATTCTCATGCCGCCTACATTTTTTTACAAAAGTATAAACTCTATATTAGTACATATATCATTTTTTATTAAGACGTTTTTGTCTTAACTGAGTAATTATAACATATTTCAAGGGTAAATATCAAGTATTGAATAGTGATATGCCATTATTTTACTGATTTGGTATTATCCTGTTCTTTGTTACTATCCGTTAGGTCATTGCTTTCATCACTTAACCGCTGTAATTCCAAAGATACATTATTAGTATATGGACTCAATTCAACAATGGTCTTTTTGCTGATAGCACCCATTTCCCTTTGTGTCTGTAATTCATTCATCATGGACTGTGTATCAACAGGACGATTATAATTGAAAGTAATATTCACTCCATAAAAATCATCATCAGAGAATGTAATATTTTGTAATTCAAGTAATTTTCTAAAATACTCAAACCTTTTGAAAAATCCATCTTTAAGGACTTTTGTCATTGCCTTTGCTTTATTATCTGTCTGACTAAAAAGCAATTTTAAACTGATTTCCGATACGTTAGCAATATTGCTTTGTCCTATTACTGCACTTGGCACACAAGCAACAGTATATAATTGCTGAAGCAAATTATCTAATTCCAACTTAATACTGTTATAGTCCAGTGTAGCAGACGCATATTTAAAATCCCCACCTGCTTCAAAGTTAATATTTGCGCCGCACATATCTTTGCTGATAGAAGAATCTATGCCCCTGCCAATACTAACCCCTAAAGAATTCAAAGATAAAGTGGTAATACTATCATCAAGTTTAGAAAGTAATGATTCAATCTTATCCATAATAGGGAATAAATCTTTCATAGGACTATCACCAAAGAAGTCATACTCTGATTTATCCAGTAAGGCATAATGAATAGGAAGCCCTGTTAAGTTCGGTTTTTCATCTTCCAATACATTATTTATGTATATTGATACTTTATCAGGCAAATAAACAATATAATGCTCTATGCCTGTTTTCGCTTCTTTCCAGTATTCTACAAATGCAACATAATTTTCTTTGTCGTCATATACAGGATAAGAGTCCTCATTAGCAATTAATTTTCCTTTAATGATACCATTGTCAAGGTAATCATATTCAAAGGCATTACCATACTTTACTAAATCCTGTGCAATCTGATAATCCAGTGTATCATATAATCCTTTTCTATAAATACCGTTGAATGATTTTACAATATCCTGCTCGCCATTAATGGAAATGGGATTCCCCAATACATAACTTGCATGAAAATTAACAATGCTTTGTAATGTCTGCAATACAATTTTTGCAGTAGTATATGTTTCGCCCTTAAATTTAAAATCAGGTCTATGTAAAATCTTATGCAAGCGTAAGAAATATTCCCTTATATTTAATACATCGCCTATGCGCTGTTGATGTTCTGTTTCTTGCGGCACATCTACAAACCAATTCGGCTTTGTCATATCAACCATTCTATATCACACTCCTTAATGATAATTAACTCCGCATTTTACACCTTGTAAAGCCATCCCCATAGCCATACATAAATCATCATGAGAACCTATTACTGCGCCCATTTTGCCATCTTTAAATTCAAATACTTTCATTTCCTGCAATAGGTCTTTGCTTTTTATAATCATCTGTTTTGTTTCAAACATTTCCACAAAGTCATTAACAAGCATTGGTTTGCTTTTAGTATTAGTTTGCCAACCAACTTTTGGAAGCATACATCCAGACCTTGCATCATACTCCATATAGGAATACATATTTCTGTAATGACATTCATTGTATAGTTTTTCAACCACCGTATGACCTGCACTCATTTTTTCTACAATCAAATTTGCGTTATTATACCATATCCCTATATTTCTAATTACTTCCGCATAAGCATATGGTTTTATTTTATTGCTTTTAAATTCCGCATACTGTTCACAATTAGCGTCAATGATTTCAAACGCTGAATAGTCCTTGCCTACTCCCTCGCCTGTATCTACACCAATATAGAATTTAACGCCTCTTACAGGTGTTTTCCATATAGTTAATCCATTATTAAACCATGAGCGTAAAGCAACAGGCATACCGGCAGGTTTAATAATAACAGGTTTAAAATGATCTATATTCAAAAGATTTTCATGTATTAAGACAGGTTCAAAAATGTTACTGCCTGTACTTACAAATGCTTCCAAAGGTTCAGACGGAAATTCCTGTGCAAATGCCTGTTTACTTGTATTAGCGATTTTTAATCTGCGCCATACAATTTGTTCTATTGAAGCTCCCTTTTGCATAAGCATTTTTTCATCTGAATTTAAATCTTTTTCTTCTGGTAATGATTTGTGCTGTGCTAAATATCTTTCGCAAAATTCCTTGTATTCTTCCTTAAACATCAATTTATCATCAATCCATGAGAAGAAAAACGGCTTGTACATATTCTCTCCTCGCTCTGCTTTCGCCCACAACTCTTGAAAATAGTTCATACCATTAGCAGTACTTTCAAGCAAAATAGTACCATGCGGCGTTAATGCCTGTTCAATAGCAATGAGTTGTCTTTGAATTGTATCTTTGCAAAATCCAACCTCTGATATATGCGCAAACTGAATTGTTGCCCCACGGCTTACATCTTTATTGCCGCAAGTAGTACAAATAATATGACTGCCATTTGTAAAGCGTAATTCCTTTTTGTTATTAGCATAGATCGGCACTTTAAAAGGTTCTGCCATATCATTATATAGTTGCTTCAATTTTGTAAAGATTTCATCCGCTGATTGGATACTGTATGACATTAAAAGGCAAGTGCTGTTTGGTTTTGTAGTTGCAATATAAATACTTTGAGCCACTGCAAGAGTAGAAATACCTAACTGTCTTGATTTCAATATGATATTATATTTACTCTCATTTTGCAGTAAATATTTCTGTTGTTCGTTTAGCTTGAATGGCACTAAGTCACCATTTTTATTGACTACTTTCATCAAATATTCCATGAAATATAGAGGGTTTTTCCATACCTTTATTAATTTCTCTTTTGTTGTCATAATACACCCCCTATGATATAACAATAAATAAGGCGATAAAAAATTAAAGGTATGTTTGTACTACCCTGACTTAATATTGCCTGTACAACGTCTAAACCATAATATAACTATATTAAGAATTACTTAATATCCTCTAATTCTGAATCTGGAATATTTTGAATAATGTCAAGTACATCACTCTTTTTATCATCATTGAAAAATTGATTGGAAAAGTCAATAAACGCTTTAAAAGCGTTTGTATCTGTTTTTGCCTTATCATAATAGATGTTATATAATTCAATCAGTTTCTTTTGATGTTCACGCTTCAAAAGCCATTTAACCGCTGTCTGAACATTTTCTTCCATCAGCCAATTCTCTGCTGTTTTTTCTGTTACCCCTGCTGTAAAACATTTAAAATTATTTTTCAAATCATCAAATGTTATGAATTTAGCAGGAAGCAGCTCAGGCGCATACTTCCATAATATGTAATATACTTTTGTGTCAGTTTTTACCATACTTTTCAAGTGCATTAAAACGCTTTGTTCTTGTGAAGTTGATTTGCCCATGCTATAACCATCTTTTTTTGTAATGGTATTCTTAGTCCTTGGCATTATTTATCACCCAGTATCTTTAAAATCTTATCTAATTTATTTTCACAACTGCATAATTTGTCCCATACCATATCTTTTTCTAATTTATCCATAGCAGCCATTACATCTTCTGTTGTTTTAATATATCCATCAGTTGCTTTCTTGTTCTCCTCATAAACCCTTTCATTATTTTTAATAGCATTGTTTAATTCCTTATTCATAATAATACTTCCTTTCATAATGTGATTTTCATATATCGAAAAAAGGTACCCCTAATAGAAGAAGGTATTATATCTTCTTTATCAGGGGTACCTTTTTTCAAACCTATCTATTTACGATAACTGTGCTTTGTCCTGCAATATCGTTTGGTAGATTATATTTCTGTTTGTTTTTCTTATTAGCCCTTACCTTTTGGAATTTACCCACGGAAAGTATTTGTTGAATACTCCGTTTCCATTGTAATTCTGTCTGGCCTTTACCTCTAATATCAGATTCAAGGCAATAACCTTGTCTATTGATAATATTGCAAAGTTTGTTTATCAGTTTTAAGGTAGCATTATCCGACTTTTCAGAAGTTCCTTTACTGTTTTCAAATCTGAATTGCGGATAAACCTTGTTAGCAACTTCTACACCAAAAGTACGAAGTACATATTCCCGGCTTAATCCTTTCAATGAAATATGATTCTCTTTTAATGTTTTGGCAATTTCTTCACTATTTTCAAACTGCAATACTCCATATTCTGAAAAACTATAGA